TCATCTCCTGCTCCGTAAACGAGTGCGTAGATGAAAGTTTTAGCCTGATCTCTTGATTTAAGTCCAGCAAAGTTTTGGTTAGTCGTGTGAATGTCTCCATTAATAATTTCATTTATATACTCCTTGTCGTCCATGTAATGTGCTAACATGCGTAGCTCTAATCCACTTGCATCTACACCTACAAGCTTATGTCCTTCTGGTACAGTCCAACATGCTCTACATTCCTTACCATATGGGCTGTGAATAGATGGAACTTGGGCAACGTTAGGGTTTCTATGTGACATCCTGCCGGTAATAGTACCGTTGGGAATAACAAAACCATGTATCCTACCATCATCCTTTACAGCTTCAACCCAAGAATCAATCTGAGCTATACGCTTTTGCAATAGTAAAAAGTCTGCAATAAGTTTGGCTTCGTGGATATGTGTAATCTTAGATAATGTTTTCTCATCTACAATAGGTTGACCAGTAGGTGTAAATCTATCTGGATTCCAACCAAAGTCAATAAGGTATTCTCCAATCTGTTTACGAGAACCAAGATTAAACTCTTGTAAAGTTTGTCGCATGAAAGGATTGAAGTTGTTTGTGTCTAAGCAACGTTGATATTCTTCATCAGTCATACCACGCTTAGATAGATTACCATCTTTCTTGATGTAGGGTGTGACTTGTTTTGTGTCTACCCACTTAGGTTTAAATGTGGAATGAACTTCGTCTTCAATCTGTTGTTTCTTTTCTCTTAGTTCTGCTAGTAAAGTAAGTGCTGATTGCATATCAAAAGCAAAACCATCTTGCTCCTGTTGTTTCATAATCTTAGCAACACCTTGTTCAAGATCAATACAATCTTTCTTAAACCCTCGTGACTCCTTACGAAGTTCTTGTAAAACTTTAGTATTAAGTTCTACGTCTCTTACACAATAGTTCAACATATCCTCAGAGTAATTAAGATAATCTTCAAACTCAATCTTAGGATAACCTAACTTATAACCCCACGTTTCTAGACTGTGACCTCCATCACGTGTTGGATTAAATAATCTAGATAGAACCAAAGTATCAATAACTATCTTATCACTTAGGTCTACATTACCAAACTTTTCTACCAGAGGTATATCAAATCCGATAATGTTATGACCAATAAGTTTATCTGCTGTTTGTAAAAACTGATATCCTTCTTCTAGTTTGTCTGGTGGGAACTTAAATACCTCACCGGATACTGGATTCTGTGCAACAATACACCATACCTTTGTTGCGTTCAGATCATCAGTCTCTATATCAAATACTAATTCCATTAGAATCCTTCGTCTCCAGAGTTATCAAACTCTATGTCTTCGTTAGTTAATTCAGATAGTCTGCCGGTCTCGGCATCATAGATAACTCTAGCTGCCATACCTACATCACCTGTGTATCTTGATTTAAGTACACGTAATCTGGTAGTCCTAGCTTCATCTGGGTCGTCTGATTGTTGATTACGTTCTAATGCAATAACACAATCTGATAACTGACCAATACTATTTGAGCCACGTAGATGAGATAGACTTACTTCAATTCCATTCTCGTGTCCTTTGTTACCATCGACACGTCTAAGATGAGATACAAGAATAATCCCTGCACCTGTCTCTTCAACTAAACTTCTTAGTCTAGTCATAATAGCATCAATGGCTCGTCTCTCATCACCTTCATGCACTGCACTGACTAGCATATGTAAGTGATCTACCACTATCCATTTGCAATCACAGCCAATAATCATAAAGCGAAGCTTGGTAAAGATATCATCAATGTCGTTAGTGCCAAAGTGTGAGTGAACCCATACTCTGTTTTTGTTTTCACCATCGTACAAGATGTCAAACATCTTATCAAGTTCTTCTTTAGAAAACTTCTCACGTTCTTGGTCAATGTATAACCTAGCGTTAGCTTCAATAGAAAGTATACCATCAATGGTACGTCTCCAATCTTCTTCTAATGCTATGATACCTACGTTGTCTTGTGTTTGTTTAACAAGCCAATGCTCTATCTCTCTGGTCACACTAGACTTACCAAGTCCTGTACCACCAGTAAGAGTTACAAGTTCACCCTGTCTTAAGCCATACAACTTCTTGTTTAATCCTTCATAAGGATATGGGATGCTTTGTTTCTTCTCACGATTATGAAACTTCTCACGTTGCTCAGTAACATTTATAACACCAGATGGTGTGTAAACTTTACTTGCCCACCATGCTTCAACAAAATCTTTATGTCTGTTGTCACGAAGCATATCGTTAGGGTCTTTGAAGCCATTGGGAAGTGTGAGTATCCTAGCCTTACCCGGCTTGAAAAGTCTAGCAACTTTAACTGCTGCATCCTTTCCTGCTTTGTCATTATCAAATGCTACAATAACATTTTCAAAATCATCAAAGAACTCTAAGCTTTCCTTGATGTCTCTGACTGCACCCTGTGCACCACGCTTGATGGATACGACTGCCCACTTACTACCAAGTAGTTCGTAAGCTGCCATAGCATCACACTCCCCTTCGGTTATCGTGACATACTTGCCACTCTTAAACAACTGTTGACCAAACAATCCGGTCTCGTTATAACTACCAGATACAAAGAAGTCTTTACTAAAAGAGTTTCTACATTTGGTAGCTGACAATTCGTGTCCGTTGTAATACGGATAGAAATGTTTAATGACCTGACCTTTAAGGTCTTGGACAGCTTTGACCCCAAACTTCTGTGCAGTTGCTTGAGATATTTTTCTATCAGTTAATGCAATGAAGTTACCTTCGGCTACATTATCTGGTTGTTTGGTTTGTGTTGGTTGTGATTGTGTCATAGTTTTTCCGTTACATGCTTGTTCATAGTTCGGCATAAATTCTCCACAACTGAAACACTTTGCCGAGCCATCTTCATTGACTCCTACAGCATCACTGCTGTTGCAAAGTGGACAAGGTTGTTTCAACTTATGCCAAGTTGTATCGTTCATGTTAGCCCTCCTCACAGACTATGTGGTTTCTTTTGCTACTTTAGATTCGTCCTCTATAGTTTCTGGGTCGTCTCCAACAAACTGACCTTTCTCGTTACGAGCAGATTCAGTTTCAACGATTGCTTCGTCTCTATCTTTGAGTAACTCTTCTAAGTTTGCTCGATGTGTACGACTTGCAAAGTCTAAAGCTTCTATGATAACTTGTAAGTTACCTACTTTCTGTACTATAACAGTAGCTTCTTGCTTTACTTTGTCGTCACTAATGTTGTTGACATCATAAGAGTTGTTACTGTCGTCATTATTAATAGTAATAATCATTTAGAACTCCTCGTTATCAGTGTCACCTTCAACATATTCTATTAAGTTCTCAACCTTTACAGCCATGAGTTCAGCGAATTGTCCGAAGTCATTCTTGTAAGGTTTAATCTTAACAGTTACTTCTGAACCATTACCCACACTAACATCAATAGGTTCACCATCAACGTTAATTAACTTAGGTGCAGTATTAGCTACCCCATCGTTATTGGCTGCTCTTTTACTAAAAGTAAATGCCGGTTCATCATACTTAGGCTGTCCTGCTCTGTCCTTAACTTGATTAAGACCAATGCCTTCAAGTTTTGCTGCAGTATCTGCATCTGTTAAAACAGTCAAGCCATACTTGTGAGGTTGAAACCTCGTGTTTGGCGATGTGATGTTTGCCCACATTGCCTTTCCTTTTACATACTCATACATAATTATTCCTCCATCGGTTTGTATTAAGTGCACACATTATATCATACTTTGATGATAAAGTAAAGTGTTTGGTTAAAAAAGTTAAGCCGGTTTTAGCTTGGCACAAGACCGGAAACTTGTAGATATTATAAGTTAAATAAAGGAGGGCAAAACTTCTTATAATATACCTCAATTAATTTCTGATAGCAGTTAGTATTTCTTCCCAAAATGTAAGTGGAGTATCATCCAGATGTACTATAAAAGTATCGTCTAGTTTGTCCACCACATGCCCTACATTTGGGTAGTGTTCAGCCATATACAATCCAAACTTCCTATACTCATCACGAGTAAGTAGTTCTGTATTGTATTGGTTTTTTTCTAATGAATACATAAGCTGTATTATACCACAGATTAATTGTAAATGCAACCTTTAAATGTTAATTGTGAAAGGTAATGTACACCCTGTCATAGTGACTGGGTTATCAAACTCTAAATCCATTACATAATTAAGTGTAGCTTGTTTAACTTTGTTAGGTATCTTACCATCGTATTGAACATTAACAACATTACCATTAAACAAATCATAGATCACAGTAAACTTTAGTGTTCTTTTGATTGTAATGTTTTCAATGTAATCGCCATAAGGTTTAGCCGACCTAACCTTTGGACATGTCATTAACTCTGGCTCTGGCTCTGGAACTATCTCTGGCTGTCCTGTAACATGTGTTCCTGTAAGCACGCCTAGTCCAGCATTAACACCCAAGTCTGGTAATGGTTCTGGCTCTATATACTTTTCAATAACCACAGTTGCAACTGGTGGTTTGTTTAGTAGTTCATCTAACTCTTTTAGTATACTATGTATTTCAAAAGTAGAATCTTCTAGTGTATCTATTCTATCCGAAAGATTAATTAAAGAATTACGATAGCTTTCTCTGGTAGATTCTATTAAGTCTGCTGTCCTACCTACACTTTCGAACTCTTCGCTTAGAGACAGGAAAGATTTATTCAACCTCGTAAGTCCTGCTTTGTTTTCTGTTATCCCTCCGGCTGTTGTTGTTACGATGCTATAGACAGAAGCCATCGAAGCCACCAGCACCATTCCAAATATTATTTTAAATTTCATTTACGCATACTCCTGTGTTGTCCACCATGTAGGTTTAGTTCTGTTTTGTTCCCACTTGGCATAGTGTTTTTCATTGATTACATATCTACGATACGCAACGATTGGGTCATTATGTTTGTATTCCTCCGGCATAGCCTGTGCTAATGGTGTCATATCACCAATGTTTATATTAAGTGGTAGTTGCATAAGAGGTGTTGATAGTTTATCAAAACT